AATGGGCGAGGCACAACTAAAGGCCGATCTGTCACGGGCTGGTGCAGAAGTGTCACGGCTAAAGCAAGTCATCCGTGATATTGATGAGCCGTCATTGCGCGCATTGATTGCTGCTAAGGATGATGAAATTGCATCACTCAAAAAGCGTATTGATGAATTGAGCATTCCGCGTGAGGCAAAGATTATTACTGTTGATCGCGTTACGGAAAAAGAAGTCTATGTTGATAATCCTGCGTTGATTGACCAAATCCGCAGATTGCAGGCACAAGTTAGGAATATGCAATGTCGTTCGTCCTGAAATCAGATCCGCCACGGCAGACAATTGTTCTTAGTGCTGTATTGGTGGATGTTATTCGCGTTGCAGCGGTTTGGAGTAAGCCATGATGTATGAGGGCGGAACGGTTTACGATGGATGCGTTGCGAGGGCGACTATCTGCATTCCATCTGGTGACGATCAACGCATTATCATTCCTGTAATTGACCAAGACGGCAATTATGTTGATATTGACGGCGCAATTGAGATTGTTTTTCTTGTGGCAGATGAACTTGGCGGAACTGTTAGGTTTACCAAGACGCTCACGAATAACGACATCATGATTAGTACAAATCTTTATGAGATGTATTTCACGATTACCACTGATGATACTCAATCGGTTGTGCGGTATAAGAGTTATTTCGAGCTTCGTTTGCAAACGTCGCTTGCAGAATATAAAACCATTTTGACGGGTATTTTCAAAGTGCCTGAAACCATGATTAAGGATCTACCATAATGCTACAGGCTTGGCAGAATAACGTTCAGAATGAATTTGGCGAAGTAATCCCAAACGCATCTGTTACAGTGCGCGTAAAATTAACCGGCGCGATTGCCGATATTTACAATGAGAATGGCACGGCAAAAGCAAATCCATTTACCGGAGATGTGGATGGTTTCGTGGCGTTCTGGGCATATCCAGGAGTTTATACCATTGAGGGCGCATCGGCTGGCAATGAAACAGACACTTGGGAAGTGACGTTGAATAACGGATTTGCCACGCGAGCGGCGGCTGTTACGGCATATGCGGATGGGTGGCGTCCTGTCGTTGGGGAAACATACAACATCGAGGGATTGCAGTATATCGGCAAGGCAAGCGGCACTCATATTCCTGACCTTGCATTGCTGGCTCCGGCTGGCGTGGCCACTGTCAAGCACTACGGTGCTGTAGGTGATGGCGTTGCGGATGATAGCTTGGCAATCCAGCGGGCATTGGATGCCAATGCGGGCGGTCATGTTCATTTTCCTGAATGCGCCGTTCATTATCGCGTGTTGACGACTGTTTCTGACCTGACGACTTCGGTTTTCAAGGTATTTGCAGATACCACGTTGACGGGTTCCGGCCTGATTAAGAACTTTGGTGAAAAGCAAGTATTTGATACCGCAGAAGATACCAATGGCATCACGCTTGACGGGTTGAACATTGACCATAACAGCCAAGCTGTTGATGATCTTACGCTTGCGGCAGTGCTTGGAATGGGGCTTACCGAGGCTGATTATTCCGGCTATGGCACTGAGGATCGCAACGGCATCTTTGATGAATATCAGTATAAAAACTGGATCGAGGGTGAACCGCAAGTATCAAATGCGCGTTATTGCGTTCGTTTGCGTGGGTCTAATCATACCGTCCGCAATTGCCGTATTCGTCGTTCGCATACCGCTGCAATCCGCATTTCCAGCGGCACGGCTAATGTTGCAAAAGACTGCATCATCATTGGTAACACCATCGTTGAGCCGCGACTGACGGGCATTAACCTGTCCACCGGCACTAGTGGCTGTGTGGTTACTGGAAACGTCGTTATTGATGCTTTGCAGATTGGTATTGTTGCTTTTTCGGCTGATGAAACGCCGTCCGACTTCCACACGATTACCGGCAACCACGTTGTAAACTATAAGCCTCTTGGTGAAAACGGTATTGCTGTTGAAGGGCATAAAGCTGGCGTAGTTTCCGGCAACATGGTTGAAGGTTATGGCAGCAACGGTATTCGCGCTATTCGTTCGACTTATGGCCTGATCTCGAATAACTCTGTTGATCGGATTGCCCAATCTGCAATTCAGCAAGCGCGTTATTCTGGCACTGAAAACGGTTCAGGTATTTTCGTTCACACCGATAGTGTTGGTTGGTCTATCTGTGCAAACACGATTACCAATGTCCGCACTCAAGGTATTAACGTCACCGAACTGAATAACGTGATTGCTGGCAATACCGTCAATTCACCGCCTGTTGCGCGCATTAAACTTGGTGGCGTTGTTTATAACGACAACGTGACTTATGAATATGGCGGCGGCACGTTGCAGACGATTGGCAACCATAAAGCTGATTGCCACGTGTCAGGCGCTCGGTCTGTTACAAATTGGAATGTCATCACTGATTATGACGGCACATCTATTACGGTTAATGGTCTTGCATGTTCTTTTGATCTTACCACGCCGCCGAATATCACGGATATCATTGATGGTATTAACACAAGTGGATTTGACGAGGTTTATATTCGGTGCGCGTCTAACGGCGATGCGTTGACGCTTGTTCATAACACCGCCAAAATCTCTTTGCGTGGTGCTGCTAACGTGACGCTTATTCCGGCTGGCGCTGGCGTTCATCTTGTGCGCCGTGGCACCAACCAATGGGTTGAGGTGTAACGCTTGGATTTGAAGATCCAGCAACTTATTGCAAAGCAAGAGCCTGCCGTAGCGCGGGCTTTTGCCAATGCCATTGCTGATATTCGCAACCGTGCTGATATTCGTAAATTGCGCGCTGCGTTGCGGAATGGCGGTATTGAAGACGCCATCAACGCACTAGATATTGAGCCTAGTGCTTTTAACCAAGTGCGGGCTGCGTTGCTGGAAACATATGGTAATAGCGGAACGTTGACGATCAAAGGCCAGACTTGGGTTTATCCAAATGGGCAACGCGCTGTTGTGCGGTGGAATTCGCTATCGCCACGGGCAGAAGAATACGCGCGCAATGTTGGCACTGGACTAATCCAGAATACAACTGACGATATGGCGAGGGCAGTGCGAGAGGTAATCGCGGACGGGTATGCGTTCGGGCGTAAATGGGATCGCATCGCCAATGACATTGTGGGCCGTGCAGACGCCACGGGAAAACGGTCAGGCGGTATTCTCGGGCTGAATAATGCGCAGGCGCAATGGGTGCAGAACATGCGCCAATATCTTGAAACTGATCCAAAGCGCGCTTTTGGAATGACACGGCGTGACAAGCGTTTTGATGCCACAATTAAGAAGGCGATTGACGAAAACAAGTCACTGAGTGCAGAACAAATTAACCGCATGGTGCAGCGGTATTCTGACAGGCTGCTGCAAACACGCGGCTTGATTATCGCCAAGACCGAAGTGCAGAAAGCCATTGAAGAAGGCAAGTATGAGGCTTGGAAGCAAGGACTAGAAAAGACAGGCGTTCCTGAGCGGTTTATCATCCGTAAATGGCGGCATACCGGGCGCGCGATGAATGACAGGCCGGATCATATCATGATGAATAATCGTGAAATGCGAGGCTTGAATTTTCCGTTTGTGCTTCCTGATGGAACGCCAATGCTGCATCCGCATGATACGTCATTGGGCGCTGGCGCTAGTCATGTGATAGGGTGCATGTGTCAAGCGGAATATCGCATTGACAAGAAAGGATTGCGGGAATGGCGCGGATAGGTAACACTGTCGGCACAACGCGGGGCTTTTCCAGTCAAATCCGCAAATGGGCCAAGGAAACAGAGGAACGCGCCGAACTTGCATACCGCACTGGCGTTCAGGACTTTGTGGATGAGTTATACGATACAACGCCGGTTGATACTGGGTTGTTGCGGGATAGCATGCTGTTAAGTCAGCCGGTCGCGTCATTGAAGATGAATGACCGCATCCAGATCACATATACCACTGACTATGCGCGGCGCATGGAAATGGGGTTTACGGGATATGACAGCTTGGGGCGGTATTACGATCAAGCTGGCCGTTGGTGGATTAAGCGCGCTGGTGCTAGATACGTCAGCATTATGAGGGCAGCGGCAACGCGCCTGTTTAGAGGTGGATAATGGCACAGGTTGACCGGCCAGAAGGCAAGATTTTCATGGCACTAAAAGCGCGTCTTGATGCGTTTACGGCTGTTGATGTTTACTATTCACCAGACCTGCCGCAACATGTTCCTGCTGATGATCCGTTCATCGTGGCGTCATTTGTGCCAACTGATACGGATACGCGATTTGTTGGCAGTGCTGATAATGACGAATATCGCGGATTTGTGAGCGTTGCGGTTATGGCACCGTCCGGGTGGACACTTGCGCAAGGCATGGGGCTTGCAAGTGATGTATGTGACCACTTCCCCAAGGGCGCGGTGTATACGTTCAGTGACTGCGCAGTAAAGATTATGGCGCGCCCGAAACTAGCAGGCACGCCATATATGGATAACGGAAGGTTGCGTTTTCCGGTTAATGTCGTGTTTCGGGCGTCTCTGTAGTGCCGTCAACAACGCCTGTGTTTTCCATCGCGCGCATATATGTTGCGTAGTTGATGGCTTTCGCAACATCGTTCACAAGCATTGCGGCATAAATGGCTTCATCAAGCCATTCGTAAATCTCGGCAAAGTGTTCTGCGCTACGGGTGTTGTTCGGTTGATCGGTCATGTCATACTCCATTACATGCGGCCTTTTTGCACCATAAAGCCGCATGTTGTATCTTGTCAAGATAATTCTTTTCGCCCGCTTTGGGCCATACTGAGGAAAGCCATATGGCAGACACTATCAACCAAGGCGGCTCACTCTGGATCTGCACCACGGCGCAAAATTCAGACCTGAACACCGCTGCTTTTGAGGCTCTTACTTACGTTGAGATCACCCGTATCGTAACTATGCCTTCCATCGGCATCACCACGAATATGGTGCAGCAAGACTACATCGATACTGAAATCTCGCAGTTTCAGAAAGGTGTCAAAGCCGGTTCCGCGTCGGAGTTGGTTGTGGGTAAGGATACCACAGACGCGGGCCAGGATGCACTGATTGCAGCCAGCTTGACCAAGAATAACTACGCTTTCAAGCGCGTGTATACGGATAGCCCGAACACTGTAACCACGACCAACAGCACCACGTATTTCCGCGCTCTGGTTGGTGAGGCTGTTGACCAAGGCGGCGCAGTGGAAGACTTCGAGAACTACACTTTCCCAATCCAGA